GATGCAGTTGTTGTGAGTGTCCTAGACGAAAGCGGGAACACTCCATAGGTAGTCGAGCCACTTTGTAATAACCCAAGATTTACCAGATTTGTTACGACATTTGGGTTTGCTGGTTGTGTGATTGGGGTAGAGCCAAAGAAGGCAAGTTTTGAGGCCGTGCTAACTCCAATCTTTGTTCCAGTGGTTGAACCAATCCCAATGTTGTAGCCATCAGAAATTGTTACTGCAGTTCCAGAAAGGTCTAGGATGGTGGAGCCAGTTCCAATGGAATTGTTCTGCCAATCTAGGAAAGCCGTTCCATAGCTATTGTATAGCTTGCGGTTTGTTGCATCAACATTGGATGTGGAGTCCTCAACAAAGAGGGCATTGGCTTCGGCCTTAGTATAATACGAGGCCTGGTCTGCTGGGACTACTGCCCCGGTAGTAATGAGGTCACGGCGAACGCTAATCGAACCTTGATAAATGGTCTTTGGAGTTCCACCCTGGGTAAGCTCAATTTCAATGGTTGGGGCAATGGTATCAGTTCCGGCTTCGGCAAACAGCTCGTCGAGCTCTGCCGTGGCCATGGTGACTGACGTTCCAAGATAGTTCCCATATATAACACCAGTGGAATCAAGAACCAAACTATATGGCAATGCCTGTGAGCCAAGAGCCTTAACAAATGAAATTGAATAGTCTCCAGAGTTATTTCCAGAATCTACAGAGACATTGTTTGCACCAATTCCAGTAACTGCTGTTAGTGCTTCAGCAAAGCTTGCCGCGCTGGCACCAATTGCAATAGCTGTAGTTGTATTGTTATTGTAAGACAGGACAATTGAGCCGCCTTCTGCATCTGAACCAATTGCCAAGTTATAGGTTTCATTCCTTGGGAATGTGGTAGAGCCAACCTGGGTTCTATTCAAAGACACAACACCAGAGACTGAAGATGCTGTGAAGCTATCAGAGTAAACAGCAGGGTTTCTGCGAAGCTTAACCACCTGCTGAGCCTGGACACTTGCTGATGGATATCGGCGGGTGCTTATAATAACTGAGCTAGTTGGGAAAAGAGTGAAGCTAGAGCCACCAAAAGACATGGCTGTGTTTGGCTGGGTTGCGGTAAGCAGGTATGCATCTGGCTCCAGGCCATAAACTCCACAGGTAGAAACATTGTTTGAAACTGCTGTATAAATCCTGGATGCAACCGTTGCCTCATCAGAGCTCCATGTAATTGCACTGGAAGTTACAGAATTTATTACAAGCTTGAATGCTCCATCTGTAGGGCCGTCATCAATGCCACCGATGCCCAACTTTAGGGAAGCCCCGGTGGTGTCCAAATCACGTAGAAAGTTGTTGGTGTCCCTCTCCTGGAGCCTAACTCTGAAGTTATATGTATCATTCCTTGTGAAGGTAGGCAAAACCCCATTCTTGACTGAGCCAGCCGCAACCAAGGTTCCGTTTGTAACATCAATAAAGAAGTCGATGTTTTGAGCCATTTTATCTGCCTCCTGTGTCAATGCTATTCAGTTGATGGACCGTATAATTGAATCACCGCTGGAGTTCCATTTGAGCAAACATTCAGATCATAAGTCACAAGGCCAAGGCTTGCCGTGGTTACAGAGCCACCAGATACAGCAATCTGAATACCATCCTCTTTTTCTGTTAAAGAAATGCCTTCACCAGCTATCGGCTTGGTGCATTCAATTCTTCTGATAAGACTATTGAAGAAGCCAAGAGCTAGTCTTGAGTCTCCTTTTAGCTCAGAAAGTCTAGGCTCTTTTGTCATACTCTCTTAAAATTAGAAACAAAAGCAGGGTCACCAAAAGCATCTTGTTTTTCCTTGAACACAACTCTAGCAACCAAGAATTGCCCACGCCTTGTGCAATCAACTTGATCTTGGCAATAACCCAAATAATTTACTCCTCCAACAAGACCATACATTTTGCTAAATGGTTCAATTGGGTTTGAGGGAAGTGTAAGTCCATTTAAGATATTTGGTATTCCTCCTCCAAAAATTGTATTACCAATTCTAGATGGCAATGCAGAAGAAGTAAGCTGACCAGTAGCAATCTGACTTTCTGTAACATCAGTTATAAACTCAATTTCAATGGTTAATGGTGGGCCGTAGATGCCAGCACCAGTTGTTGGCAACATTCTGACTACTGGCTTTGGCAACCCACTTGAGCTAGTAAGCCCAACAAAAACAACATTCATAGTGGTTAATCCTCCATCATTTTCATCAAATGTAATGGTTTCCACTGCCATCCTTGGGTAGCTGGTGGTTGCAGTAAATACAGGATATGTTGTATCTTTTGCTGGTGCAAGAGCAGTCCTATCAGAAGTTCTGATTATGTAGTTTTCAGTGATGGTTTCTAGGCCGTTGATGTCCCTCTGAAAGTTTTGCCTCTGCAATACCTTTCCACCAGAAACAGGCGAGCCAATGATAACTGCACTCATTATGAACCTCCAGCACCAGATGTTACAAGTGGTGCAGATGAAAGCTTGTTAAGGATTGTTTCAATAGATTTCATGATGTCTGGGGCTCCCTGCTTGTTGCTTGCCATTACTGCTTCAGACCTGCTCCTTGCAACCTGTGCTGGCTCAATGCCAGCCGCTGTCCCTGCAAGCTTTTCTCCCAGGGTTGGCATCTCAGTGGCCGCCACTCTTGTTGCCATTCTAACCCTAACATCTTGCATGGTTACTTTTTTACCTTCAGCCTTTGAAAGCCTTTCTGCCTCTGATGACAATATTGCTTCTTGTGTCTTAAAATCTTCTTGTGGATTCTTTTGAGCCCTTACCTTTCTTGCTTGATCTAAAGCCTGTGAACCTGCCTTAGATGCCAGGAGAACACCCACATCACCCCCAACGGTCTCTTCAGTGTCCTTTCTTGCCTGGTCATCCTGTTCTTTGACCTTATCTATTGCCTTTTTGGATGCCGCTACAAGTTGTCTATTAGCCTCTTCAGCGGCTTTAATCTTTTCTTCCTGGGCATCCTTGAAGTCTTTAACTCCCTTTTCAAATAATGCATCTTCTTGTTTAATTAAGCTGTCTGTAATTTTGATTGAAAGTCTTGCAGAATCTTCATCAGTTTTCTTTTTCTCTTCAGCAATCTTCTTGTCTGTTTCCTTGGATTTTTTAAGTCTTAGTGATCTTAGCTTATCTGCCTGTTCTTCCCTGGCCAGGTCAGCCTGTTCAAGTTTTTGCTGGGAAGTAAGGGCATCGTTGCTTTCAATCTGGCCAAGCTTCTTTCTTGTCTCAATGTTGATCTTAAATACTTCAGCCATTTCATCATCTAAGTCCATGATGATTTTTTGCTGTGCAATTCTTTCTGCCTCTTGCTTTGTAAGTTTATCTCCAAGTGCAATCCTGGTTTCAACTGCCTTTTCAAAAGCTTTTGCCGCCTTGTCTGCATCGTCATTAAAGAAGAATGCGGCTATAGAGTTCATAACACCCTGGTTGCCAATTGCAGTCTTGCTTTCATTTATTGCAGTTGTGAGAGACTGCATTTTTTGGATGGTTCCCTCAATGCTGTCTCCAGCCCTGGCTCCAACTGCTTTATTTAATGTCTCTGCAAGCTTGTCTGATTCTTCTTGGGCATCAATTAGCCCCTTGGTCATTTTATCAATTGCAAGATATGCCGCTACACCAAAGCCACCAAAGCCAGCCGCGCCAGCCAACCCCTTAACTATCTTACCTAAAGACAATCCCCTTGCCCCTGCTTGCAATATGCTTTTTGCCAGGTCATCCATTCCAACACTTGTTCTCTGTGATTCAGCCCTAAGGCTTGCCAGGTATTGCCTAAGCCTATCAACATTCTGCCCAGATTTCTGGGTATGAATTAGCAACTCTCCCTCTGCGACCTTCTTCATGACATTAAGCTCTTGTCAGCCCTCTCTTGTATTTTTCTGAAGATATAGACCATCATGTCCTCTGTCTCTTCATCTACAGCCTTTTGTAGTGCTGTATTTAGCCTGGTTTCAATGGAAACCGGCCCCTTTGCAAATGTCCTTGGGTTGGCTGTTGAGTAAAAATAGGTTCTCATGGTTTCACCTGGAGTAGCTTTTACACCACCACCAAAGCTTGCTGTTCCCTTCTTACCCCTTAATTTTGCAGAATCCTTTGCTCCTCCAGACTGCTTAAAAACTCTTAATGCTGGTAGCCAGCCAGACTTCAAATAACCAACTGCACTGCCCAGGGCTTTGAATGTTTTCCTTATGTATGCCTTCATTGAGGCTCCACCCAATCCACCACCAGAAGGGTTGCCTGTTGGCCTTCTTCCAAGCCTTATGTTCCTTCTGTAATTAGCTATTCTATAGCCATCCATGGTTCCATGAACAACCTTCTGCCTTGGCTTTGTAATCTTGGTTATGCCTGTTTTCTTGTTTGTTCTTGCCCTCATCACCGTTGCAGTTCTTGAAAAGAACGATCTTAGAGCCCCTAGGCTGGCCTTTTCTGTATTAACAATGGCCTTCATTAGGATATTGGCCGAACGCCTGTTAAGCTCATTGGTTATGTCCTTTCTTGCCAGTGGAACATACTGCTGGAGCCTTCTTTCAAATTGCTTGGTATCTAGTTTGAAGCTCATAAGCCTAGCTGTTTTTCAAGTTCCTCAATATTTGTAGTCTCTAGATAAGCCCTTCTTCTCAACTTAACTCCAGACATCCACAGATGAACATGGTTTGCCTGGTGGAATAAGCTGATTGGAAGCTCCCACATAATGTAATCTATGCTCCAACCTGTCCTTTGTGCCAACGAGAATACAGAGGCCGCTATGCCCGTTGGCTGAGTCAGTTTCCCTGGGCTGTTGCCCCTGGGGTTGGGATAGGCTCAACCTGTCCCCTATTTGCTTCATCAAGAATGGATGCAACTAGACTGCTTGCAGTTTCCCTGTCTGATTCTGTTTTGTCTGCAATCCAATCAAGAATTGATTCTCTAAACAGGTCTTTGTTCCAGCATAGCCTAATGGCTTCTTTTCTGTTTTTATTAAGCTTAATATGAAGGAACACAAAAGCCCAAATAAAGAACTGCGTTGAGTCTTCATCACTCCTGGCTTGTATCATCAATAGCCTTGACCCCTCTGTATATGGTGCAAGGGATTCACCCTTGAACTGCTTTTCTGGAGTCACAAAGGCTGATTCTAATGCTTCTTCTAGGATGTCATTCATATATGTCTTAAAAGTGCCTTCTTTCTTTCCGGGCTGGCATTCTCTGGCACCATGAGGGTTTGCCCACCTATCTGAATAATTCTAATCGGCTCTGCTCTCTTAACGAGCCCTAACAATGTTTCTCTGTTCTCTAAGGCCGCTCTAACATATCTAATTGGAGATTCCTGATCAGATTGCATATCTACCCAGGTTCTCTCCATTTCCTTTTTTGCAATGTCTCCATTGCCATCAGAGATAAACCAGAATGTTACTTGTTGCTGTCCATCTTTAATTACCCTGGTTACAGGATCGACAGGTCTAGGCTTTGCACCAAAGGCCGCAACAGCAGATGCAACCTTGAGATTTGTAGTTCCCCAGTAAGTATGGCCTTCCATTTTAGGATTTCATGATCTGGGGATTGAACCCAGTATTCTTTATTAACTTACGTTAGGGTAGCCAGTGGCACTGATGTCCAGGGTAACAAAGGCATCATTGCTCTTGTTAATAGTGATGGAGTCAATGCGAAGCGAGCCAGTGCCAACTGCTGTGGTTGCATTAGCTAGGGCGGCCAGGGCGGCGCCAGCAGTCACAGCATAAGCACCAGTTACAGCAACAGAGAGGCTGTATCCAGTGGTTGCATTGTAATATGCAATACCAACGATGTCGCCAGTCCGATCGCGAATTTCACTCTTCTCAATGTTGCGAGTTTCACTGAAGCTTTGAATCAGTCCAATTCCTTCAGTAGTTGCCCCGAAAACCAATCCGGGTTGTCCAATAGTCGTTGCGGGCATAGTAATGTCTCCTTTATGTCAAGTTAGGGTTTAGATAGAAATTTTGATTTTAGGATTTCCCATCCAATGGTGAAAAGAAAGCCAGCCACAGCAACCATTCCAAGCATTCTGTGCTTTAACACCTCTAATGCACCCACCCTATTTACAAGGTCAGCATATCTAGAAAGACTCATTTCAAGCATTGAGGAAATGTTCTTTTGGCGTTCTTCCATCCTGGCAAGACGCTCCTTTATTTCACTCGAGTCATTTTCACTCATAGCCTTGAACCTGGTTCTGTAACCTTAATGAACCATTCTCCACTATCATCCTGGTAGGCCTCAATGAATCCCTCGTCGAAAAGATAGGATAACGCCCCAATCTTCTCCTCATCAGAGATTTTAGACCAATCAACCTCACCGCTCATAAGGTTCCAGCAGATGCCCTATCGACATCTCCCATGGTTGGAGTGTTTGGATATTTAGTTTCTTGGTTATCTACAACCTGGATAGGACTACAGGAACAGATAATTCCAGAAATAGAGATAAATAAAATAGCCCTCATTGTGGTGTTGCATAAACATTCAGTGTTAAGCCTCTTTGCCAGGCATCCTTGTCTGTCCTAATAGATGGAGTCTGGCTTACAATCCTGGCCATAAAGACCTTTGTGTTGGCTATTACATTCTGAATCTTGGCCACCAAGGTTGGGGTTTGCTCATAGAATGCATTAAAAACATCGCAATACTTTGAATCAAAATCCTCTTGGCTGATTTTATCAGCAGTGTCTGAGTAGTTCACCATGACATTCAAATCATAAACACCAGTATAGTTCCCAAGAAGCTGAGAGTTAATGGATGCCTGGATGGTTACAAATGGGTAAAGCCTAGCCCCAACACGATTAGCAGTATAAACATTAACATTGGACACACTGGACAGAATGCTTGCAATGGCATTCTCCAGGTTAAGCTGGATTGATTGGCTCATTTTTTAGCTGTTGCACTTATGTCCAGGGTGATTGTTTTTGACCAAGTTCTATTCTGAGCAATGATCTGTGGGCTTTCACTTGTTACTTTAGCAACATAGACAGAGATGCTTGAAACATTTGTCATATAAGTTGGAAGGTCTGGAGCCCTGTAAAGCTGATTCATGATGTCTTGGAACTTGGCATCAAATGCCACCCTGGTTGTTGAGTCTGCTCTGGCTGTATAGGTAATGGTTGCTGGCACGCTAAAAACACCTGTGAACGGTCCAAGAACCTCAGAGCCAATCTGTGCTTGAGCCACCATATTAGGCAGAACTCTTGCATCCCCTCTTTCACTTGTGTAGGCATTCAATCCAGTTACAGCAGAGACAGCATTGAGAAGCCCATTCTCAACCTCTCTTTCAATGGATGCCATGGCTTTAGGTTGTAATCTCTGCCATGTCTATTGTATAGGAAAGGCCGTCTGTGGATTGTGAGAATCCAGCAATCATCCTTTCAATACCAGACACCGTGCAAAGGTTTCCAATTACAGGGGCAGAAATCATGGATGCACACACAACAACACTTTGTGTGATTCTAAAAACATCTCCACCTACATCTAATTCAGATGACACTGCCAAGTCAGTGACACTGGCAGAAACAGCACTTGAGCCAAGACCAGTGACAGATTGCCACATATCTATGATCATGTAGTTCAAATCTGTGCTGAAATAGGAAGTTTGAATTGAGCCACCCACAGACCTAAACTTATGTCAATTATACAATAACAAGGCCATCAAAGTGATGAATGTTATCTTGAGCAAACTCATTTCTTTGACCATATAGCCTAGTTTCCTTTCCAAGCCTAACTGCCGAAGCAACTACTGCTGGGCTTGAGTTGATGCAAATAAATTCCTTGGCATCCCTTATGGCTTTTGCCATGTCTGCAATGGTTGGTGCCGTATAGGTTCTGATGCCATGGATTTGATGGGAGCCTGGTGGGCATAAAATTATTGTATTATCCGTGCCTAATTCACTTACTACATCTTGAATAATCTCAATGGGATTCCTTCTATCTCCCTGGCTTACACCAAAAGGTGCAATAAGATTAAACTCTTCTGGAAGCCCTTCTACTGGTGATTTGTCCAAATTATCTAAAATAATGCTTGTTCTGTCTGCATCCTTAATGGAATGATGAGAATACACAAAGTCATGCCATGGCTTTCTTGATTTCCTGTATTCCTCATATCTTGAAGGCCAAACCTCTAGGTCAATTGTAAGTCCTTGTCTATGGCCGGCCTTCACATAAGAAACCATTTCAAAGACACCATGATATTGGGCAAAGCAATCAAAGAACACCTCGTGCCCTTGGTCTGCCAAATACTTGCAAGCTGGAAGGCATCTAAGCACATCCCCAAGTCTCTGGCTGTATTTTATGGTTCTAGGCTGTATCATCAACAACACTCCTGTCTGCTACAAATGGCATATAATCTGCAAGCCTTACCGGCCCCTTGGTTTCCTGTAGCTTTTCCCATCCTTCAACAAGCCCCTTGTATCCATAGAAATCTTCCTTAAACTGCACCTGCTCCTTGGTGGAATAAGCAAAGTGTTCAAAGGTTAGCCCCCAAGCCTCAGTCATTCCCCTGGGAATCATTAGTCCATTCACATTTAGTTTGGGTGGCTCATGGCTAACAAACTCAATGCCCTTGCCCCACTTCCAAGCTCTAAACCATTCATACCAGTTGGAGCCAAAACCCTCCTTGGTCACAACCTTTTTGTTCTTCCCAACATAGTAATTACAATGAAACTGCATTGCCCTGCCTTCCTCACATCCTTTCAAATGCCCATAGATTGCATCAAGCTGGTCTGCCCTCCAGATTTCATCAGCATCAACTTCCATAACCACACCTTTTTCCACACCACTCAAAGCCTCTTTAATCATGGCCAGCTTTCCTGGGAATGACTTGGCTTGCCAATAAACTGCAACATTTGGCTCATTGATGCTGTTTAGATATTCATGGGTTCCATCAACACTCACAAAGTTCTTGTGGTATCTGTCTGGAACTTGCTTACACCAGCGGGTGCATCCTAGAGGTTCTGAAACTCCCTCTACAATTCTCCACTGCCAGGGAATCTTTAACTTCTTGAACTCATCAAGATGCCTGTTGATGTAGGGCATCCCATTGAGAACAATGGTGAAGATTGTCAGCATTTTAGTCTGCCATAGATAACACTGATTTCTGAGCAGAAAGAAACAGAGTCATATCTATAGCACTCAAAGCCAATAGATTTGAACCAATCCTTAAACTCCTCAAGCCAACGATCTGAATAGTGTAGCTCAATGGCAATTTCTTTTAGATTGTGGACATTCCCAATTTGCAAGATATGGGCTTCATCTCCTTCAATATCACACTTAACATGGGTAATTGAATTTTCAGTTATCCAGGCATCCATTTGAAATGCTGAGTCTGCCTTTTCACAGATGAACTTTCCTTGTGGGTATTGCCGTGAAAGGGCTGTAATGTCTCCTTGGTTGATGTCCACACCCATATAAAACTCTGGCTTTTGAGATAGGAAATACTTGGCTGTTCCATTTCCCTCATCCCTCTCTGCTTGAGTCCAGAATCCACAGCCTAAATCAAGAACTCTGCCTCCAGTAACATTTAGATGTTTCCAATGAATTTGAGGGGCTTCTGATGTAATTACTCCTTTAATCATAGTTCAAATATAGCGGCGCCATTCCGCACAGACCAATCTTCCCATAGCAGTTTGGCAAAGTCTTTAAGCTTATGGTAGTTAGTCCAGTTCTTGATGTCGTTTATATCGTCCAGGGCAATGATTGCATTGTGCGGCAAGAATGGCCTTACATACCTAAGTTCTGCTTCACCAGAGAATGGTGAGCCATCAATAAGCACAAAGTTGAAATGAACATTGTGATCAAAGTGAATGTCCTCAATGGCATTGGTTTGATATGGCTTGGCAGTTTCCACACACTCATCATGCCATCCCAAAACCTGCTCAAGTGGGTATGCATTTAGATTGGTTTTTGTGGTTCTGTAAAATTGCTCTACATCAGCCTTGTTCATCCACATATTTGAAACAACTGCCGTGCCTTGCACTGATACTCCACCCCTTGTCTCCAGGTTCATCCTATGACGGCCAATGCGATCTGGATGGTTTTCAATAGAGAAAAGCTTTTTAGTTCTGATGCATTGGGTGGAGCCATCTCCAGTTCCACCACCAATCTCCAAGCCAACATCCAGGCCATAGCTATACCTTGCTAATGCCCTGCCAAATGAATCTTCAAAGCTTACTTCTTTCATATTTATGCCCAGTTGCTTGCCTTCCTTCTGTCGTAGATGGCTTTACCTTTCTCATAAAATTCTGGTTTGTTGTGGTGGACAAGTTGCTGGTCTGCTTCTTTCCCAGTGTGGATTGGGTTCTCGTGAACAAACTTCAAGTCCTTTGCCTCAACAACAACCTGGTCGGCATAGGCTCTTTCGGTGAACTCATTGTCGGAATATAGCCCATCTGATTGCTGATAGTCTGGATGGAATAGCCATCCTCTCTGGGTCTCAAGCCTCTTTTTATTTAAAATAGCCATGCAGAGTAGCTTGTCTGACCTGTAGCCATCTGATACTGCCAAGACCTGGTCGGTAGTTTTAGAGCCAATTAAAGAGCAAATAGAGGCATCCCAGTGCCTTGGTGGGCTCCAATCATCGGACATCTGCACAATGATGTCTCCATTGGCTAGTTTTGCCCCCTGGTTCCAAGCATTGATAATGCCACCAGGATTGCATCTAATGGCTTGGTGTGGGGTGTAATCAATGGGGTCATCATGATCTACCATGAAAAGCCATTCAACCTCCATGGGTTTTTCAGCCGATGAAAGCCACTGGAATCTTCTTTGCCATGCCAATTGTTGCCTTCCCCTTGTTGCATGAACCATAGTGATTCTTGGGGCTGGCTTTAGCTTTTTCATCTTTGCAACCTCATCAGCCTTGCCAACACAAGCTGAGGCAGTCTCATATAAATCCATTGCTTGCCACCCATAGATTGCCTCAACCTGGTTCCAGTAGTGTGAGGATGGTCTTGGTAGGCTCATTGCCGCCCTAGCTGAACCCCATGCCTTAATCCATTGGCCTCTGCCAGCATACTCCAATGCTGTCCAATAGTGTGCCTCTCTCCTGTCTGGCTGGAGGGCAATTGCATGGCCAAGATATTTGAGCCTGTTCTCTGGCTTTGCACATCTGCCCATATTGCAAAGAACCTCATATCTCAGAGTATCATCAAGGTCTTTGAACATTAAAGCCATTTCACCAAACTCCAGACACTTCTCAAAGTTCATTGTAAGGAAATATTCTTGCTGGGTGTAATAAAGAGAATTAGGTGCTGGCTCCAGCGTGTCCTTTAGGATTGTAAGATTTCTGTCTGCTGAAGTTTTTTTGTATCCATGGGGCTTGTGAATCCTAACCACTTTATCCACACCAAAAAGCTTGTCTGGCTCATTGGCAACCAAAGCCTCGTGAACCCTGTTCTTCCATTTGCACTTGCCCTTTCTGCTGGCCATTTCCCTCAATGGTATAAGACCAGCATTTTGGACATCGTATCTGAATGCAATTAAATCTGCCCCTCTTTTATTGGCTTCTTCAATGGCATTATCTACTAGGGCTTCTGCTCCTGGTTGCATTACATCATCAGCATCTACCCACAAAGCCCATTCATTTTTGCAAGCCTCCAAGGCTGTATTCCTGGCAGAGGCAAAATCATCTATATGATTCCAATCAGAGTTTTTATTTTTATAATGAACAATTCTAGCGCCGTGAGCCAATGCAATCTCTTCTGTTTTATCTGCCTCAAGGTTCCCCCTAGAGATGCAAATAATAAACTCTTCTGCCATGGGCTTAAATGACTCCAAGCACCTGGCAATATAGGCTTCCTCATTTCCAGAAATTAAATAGACTGAAAGCTTGTGCTTCATTGAGGATTTCAAGGGTGATTATTTTTAGCTTAAAGTAAAGCGTTAAGTGTGGTCATTAGTGTGGTTATTCTGGAATCTAGTGAAGAAAGAGTGAGACTTTTCCCGATTGAGTAGAAAGACATTCTGGCGGAAGAAAATAATGTTGCAGAGCCGCTTGCAAAAACTCCAAGTAGCTCGATGCTTGGAGTTCCGGAAGTTCCAGTAACTACACTTTCAGAAATTCCTGCGGTAGTCGTAAATCTTCTAGTAAAATTAGCAGAATTATTTCTAGTGTTTCCTTGAAATCCGCTTGGAGCAAGTGTTATTGTAGATGCGCCACCACTTCTATTTCTAGTGATTATACTTGTAGTTGAATTATAATGCAATGAAAGCCTATTTCCAACGCTGCTTATTCCGCCAACTAAAACACCATTAGAATCCGTCTGAGTTGTTGAAATATAACAAGAAATGTGCGAATCATTTTGTGGAAAATTTGTTGTGTCATTATTGTTGTAACCAGTAGCAAGGTATTTATCTGTATCATTACCAAGTAATCCAAGTTTTCTGCTGTAATCTCCACTAACAAAATTGTTATTTGTTGGCGCATTTCCCTTGAGTGGAACTACTGCCCCAGCAACGCTTCTAGCCCCAGCCATAATGCAAGAAGCAACAATAGCATCCCAAATACCATCGGCCTTGCACCCCACTACAAAAGTATTGATGGCGATCTTAACAGAGTTTTCCAAGGCTTGCCCATCGGCGGCCTCTACTGCGGTTAGGTAGGCCAAGGCATCAGCATCGTAGGTATTCTTAACAGATAGAGAGCCGATTCCACCGATTCTTGTGTTGCCGATATACATAGGATTTCTAGGGAAAGAGTGTCAATAGATGGCGTATTTGGCGTTTAAATAGCCTTGAACTTGCTTTATTTCTGTGTCTGTTAAAGAACGAGTATAAACAATTACCTCTGCAACTTTAGAATTAAAATAATCAAGTGCATTTAGCTCATTCAATGCTTCAATTTCAGCCCCAACCCTCATTTTTGATATATTTGCGTTTATGCTTGAATTAAAAGTTTGTATTGAGTTTGAATTTAATGAAAACGCTCCATTTGCGCCAGTTCTTGTTGTTGAAATATACCAAGAGTCTAAAGATGTCGGTGAAGATACAAGCCAGTTATCTTGTTCGCTATAACACCACATATCATTAGTTCCATCTTTTCTCATTAACGGAAGTATATTTCCAGAAGTTTGATAGCCGGGATTTATTCCATCGCTTTGCGAAAATACTCTTGCGTAGCTTGTAAGATTTGATGAAAACTTAAATATCGTAAAGGTTGTTTGTTCAGTAATGTTTATTTGATTAAATGATGCGGTTAGATACTTGTTTGTTGCAAAATCTATTACTGGTTTGCCATTTAATTCGCTTGCTATAAAAGTTGGTTCATTTCCGGCAGAAGCAAACATATTTTTGCTCGTGCCACTTTGATCTGTCCAAGATGTTACAAAATTAGTTGTTATTGAAGTTCCTTCAAATGGATAGGTCTTACCAGCACCAGAATTATAGAGCGATGTAATTTCTGCGCCAGTTAAGGCTCGATTCCAGACTGCCGCTTCATCTATTCTGCCATCATAATGCAAGTATTCATAATCACTCGGGTTATCGACTGGTCCTCCAAAGATAAATACTTGAGATAAAAAATTTTCAGTATCTGCAAAAGTACCATCAAGCGAACCATTTATGTAAAAACTTGTTGTTCCAGAATTTCTTGTAATAACTATATTTGACCAAGAATTTAATGAGATTGTTGCTGTTGTTTCATATTTTATTCCGTTTTGGAAGATTCTTAATTTTCCATAATCAGTGAAAATTAAAAGCCATTCTGTTCCATAATCAAATTCTCTAAAATCAAAAACCGACCCAGCAAAATCATCATATCCACCGCTTCCATAACTAGATGGTTTAATCCAAATAGAGGCTGTTATATTTCCACTTCCAACATTGAAATTATTTGGTGATTTATAAAAATATGAGCCATTTGCTAAAATTTCTGCACAACCAGAAATGAGTCCTGTTCCTACTGCTACTCCATTAATGCCCGTAAGAGCATTCCCATTCCCACTTGAATCAAGCCAGCTATCCGTGTCGAGCTTCCAATACGCTAGAAGTTTATTTTCAAGTGTGGATTTTTGTATTGTATTAACGCCAGCATCGGCCTTTAGCCATAGACCTAACCCAGAAATGTCACTAGGTAGGCTAGACGCACTCCCCGGATAAAGGGCGTATCCATAACCCAACTTGGGCATTGTTTAGCTCCCGATTGCGAGGACTAGACCAGTATGCAACTGAAAGGAGGACACATCACCCGGCAGATAAGTTCCAGCGGGGATTGTAGTTGCAGAGCCAATGGTGGTATTGGCAAATCCACTCATGCCAGTTGTTGAAGATGTAAGAGCATAGAACCGAGTATCAGTCACAGCAACAAGTCCAGCAAATGAACCAGTGGTAGCACTTGCAGTAGTTGAGCTATACCTGCTTCCAGGTCTGGATGCATGAGAAAGTTGAGAATAGTAGGCAACTGAAGTTGTTGGGTCTGGCATAATAATGTTATAGTGCTGTCAAAAAAGTAGGGGCTGGAAGGTTTTATCCCTCCAGCCCCCACTAGGAACACACCAACAGCAGTTTTTAGGCGAAGCTTGTGGTGATGCGGACGGCCGCATTAGCATCAATCAGTTTCTCA